CCCAACGCCCCGAGGAAGGTACCAAAATCTTTTCCTCCGTTGGACGACAATACCCCGGGGACATTTTCCCACACGACCCACTTGGGACGGAATTTATCAGCGATTGAAAGAAAAGTAAGCATGAGGTTTCCTCTTGGGTCAGCAAGACCTTTGCGAAGTCCTGCGACGGAGAAGGATTGGCATGGGGTTCCCCCCACGAGAAGGTCAATTGGTCGCTCATCTGCGATTGGGTTTTGGTTAATGGTTGTCATATCTCCCAAGTTGGGGACCGTTGGGAATCGGTGTTTTAATACCTCGGAGGGAAACTGCTCGATTTCGGAGAACCATTGCGGTTCCCATCCAAGGTCGTGCCAAGCAACTGAGGCTGCCTCAATGCCTGAACAAACGGATCCGTATTTCATTAGAAAGGGTTTGGGGGTAGGGGCATCCAATGGCTGACTTCAATTAGGAACCACGTTTGATGCTCGTAGTACCAACGGCCATCCCCAAGCCATGCGTAGGCTTGATTCATATCGGTTGTGAATATCAGGACTGGCTCGTAAGGTTCCGGCATTCGGTCCAAGCATTTTACCCATTCCATGGTCAGGCGTTTTTCGCTTGAAGGATACGACCGAGCAGGGTCCAGTTGACGGACCAAGCCTTGATGGTTTCGGATTTGTCGGGTCGGTTGCAGTTGACGCAAGCCTTGCGGATGTGCAGTTGCCAGCGTCGGAAATCGGTGGGTGTGGTTTTCATGGAGTTGGGTTAATTGAAAAAGGTTGTGAATAAATGTGATTGATAAAAACGTGTAACTTATGCGACATATTCTTCATAGTATCGCTTTCCGTTTTTTTTGTTTTTTAAATTAACTGAAAACATCCCATCGCTACATTCAACAACAAAATCATCTTCAACATCTTTGTCTTTTGCTCGCTTAAAAAACGAAGACCTATTGCAATCGCAAGAATAATTACCATATTGCCAAATAAAAACCGACGGATGTTCCTTACCTATTTCTAAAATTTCGGCTGTTTCATATTCTCGTATTTCCTTAGTTATATTGTTCTTGATTTCAACAATACACTCAACCCAAATAAAGTTATTTGCCTTTTTTGTGGGTTTTTTAAATTCTATCCAGTTCATGCGTTTTTGATTTAATTATTAAAAACAGGAAATATCTTATCAAAATCCCTTTCATTGACGCTGACTATGTTAATGTTGTTAATTGGCTTTAAATCTATTTTTGACTCCGTATAAAACCACATAAAGTAACACCTTAGCATTCCGTCAGAATGTTTTAAATCTACTAACTGACCAGAGTTTTCAGGGATTTGCTTGAGGTACGCAATAAAATCAGTCGGTGTGGTTTTCATGGGTTTGGGGTTTGGTTATTGGTTATTATTCTCAACGACCTGTCCTTCTTCAATGACAGTCATTTTGTAGTAGTCCGTTCCAAATCCGTATGCATCGTATTCGTTAGGACTGCCCTTGGGGTAATGTGTATCAATGTACTTGGTTACGGCTTTGATGGCTTCCTCTTCGCTTTTAGCAATAGTGAAGAACGATTGCTCACCGTGTCCTTGTGGTTGGAATGCGTATAGTTTCATAAGTTTGGGGTTTATATGGGACAATTTGCGAGGTTTTGGGTATTTTATGTCAACTTATAGGCTGACGATGGGAGAGGTTTGGTAAGACCAGAGGCTGACGATTTGTAGGCTCCTTGTCAGGTTTGAACTGACTAAAGCGGTATGATTCATCATTCATTATATGCGATAACGGCACTTATTGAATGATTTATCATTCATTATACCCGAATGCGTATAATAAAGCGATATGATTTATTGTGCATAATCGGGTTAGCGGTAATGCTTTCCGACATACAACGTATCACCAACATTCCACTCTTCATTGGTTCTAATTAATATTTCGCCAAAATCATCTCTTATAATATATTTCCATTTACCATATTGTCTATCGTTAGTTGATTTTAATTCAACTACCATCCCGTTATTACCATACCAAATTTTGTCAGTTGGTTGGTTCTCGCAACTACTGAATAATAACAAGACGGTAAAAGCGATGGTGAATCGTTTAATTGAAAATTTGTGTTTCATCATTATATCCGAATACGTATAGCACAAATCTACACATCTATTCCACACTTGCGACCTAACAGGTAGGGTTTTCTTCTAATTCTCTTACGAAGGCTTTGAGAATTTTAATCAAGCCATCCCTTTCGTCGTCGCCTCGGAAAACGATTTCAATCTTTTTTACTGGCTCAACCCTTGATGTGTCATCGTTCACATAGCATTCCATTGATGTTGACGCCATATCTTGAAAGGTCATAGCCACATATCCTCCGTGTCCTGCATCGCCTCCTTGAAAGCCAGTATGCTCAAGCGTTGCGTCAATGATGCAAAGGCCGTTGTGTTCTAAAGTTAATTTTCTCATGTTTTGGGGGTTTATTTGTTTGGTTTAATTGGTTGTAATTACTTTTTGAAAATCCTCCACGCTCCTGATGACCTCGTATCGGTAGCCTGCCTCTTGGACCACACCCTGCCACCACTTTTGGGAGAGGGACTGCTTGCCTTTCTCGGCTTTGAACTCAAGGAAGATGGCTCCCTTGTCGGATAGGTAGGTCATGTCTGCAACCCCAGCGGTAAGGCCGATGCCCTTGAGAAAATGACCGTTGGTTCGGCTTCGGGGGTTGTTGAGGTTCAGGAACAACCTCCCTTCTTCGTGGGGCTTCAAGAGTTTGAACAACTTGACGCAGGCGGCTTGGAGGGTGTATTCCGGGGTCATAGCGGATATTCGTTTGCTTTGGTGTATGGAAGTTGGCATTGGACTTGGGCGATTCCAAGGCTACCGTTCCTGTTTTTTCGGAAGATGACCTCCATCAGGTCCTGCTCGGCATTCTTGTCGTGTTCGTAGGGCCTGTAAACAAAGGCGATTTTGTCGGCATCGAACTCCAGTTGCCCGGTTTCCCGAAGGTCGGACATGATAGGCCGATGGTCGGAGCGGCCCTCGGTTGCCCTTGAGAGCGAAGAAACCACGACCCCAAAGACCTTTTGGCGTTTGCAGATTGCTTTCAGTTGCTTAGATATATTGGTCATCTGCTCGATTTTGGGCTTGGGCTTGTCAATCTTCGCAGGTTCTACAAGTTGCAGGTAGTCAAGGTAGAAACCGACGATTCCGAACTTGGCCTTGAGTTTAGCGATTTCGCCCTCGATTCGGTCGAGGTTTGCTTGGTGCAAATCAACGATGTAGAGAGGCTTGCCTTTCAGTTGGTCGGCCTTTTGTGCCAAGGTCAGGTACTGCTCCGTGGTGATTCGCTCGTCGGGTTTGAGGAACGCAGAGCCGTCCATCGTTCCGAGGTTCGAGAGCATCCGCTGGGTCAGTTGGTCTGCTGACATCTCCATGGTAAAGAACACGACGGGAATATCAGCCATGGCTTGGTTCATGGCTATCTGCAAAGCAAGCAGGGTCTTACCCATCGCTGGCCTACCACCTACGAGGACGAACTCGGACGGCTTGAACCCCGTGCAGATGTTGTCGAGCGGTCGGATGAAGGTTTGGTAGATTTGGTCCTTGCGTCTTCCTTCCCGGACCTCGTTCATGTTGGCAAGAAAGTCCTTTGCCAGTTCATGGGCTAAGGATTCGGAGGCGTTGGATTCAACGGCTTGAATGGATTGATAGCGTTGGAAGGCTTTAGGGATGTCCCGGTCATGGGCGAGTTCTTCCATAATCCTCGCCTCTTCCCTCTCCTTCCAAAGGTCGTGCAGGTCGGATGCGTAGGTCTTCCAGTTGCTGACAAGCCCCGCTTCGGGGTCGATGCCTTCCAGTAGGACATGGGCTTGGCCTTGGTCGGCAAGGTGTTTGTAGACGTTAACGATGTCCACCTCTCGCTCTGCTTTGTGGAGGGACTCGATGGCCCGGTACAGGAGGACGTTGTTGCCCGTGAATAGGCGTTCCGGGATTTGGGTTAGGAGGACGGTTCGGTTCACGAACTTGTCCATAAGGCAGCCGAGCAGTTTGCGTTCAGCGGACAACTGGTAATGGTTCATCATCGGAGTTTAGGTTTGAGTATGCAAAGTTAGGTGTACGTTGGATGGCTTGGTCCTCCCAGCGTTTGCCGTTGAGGTAGGTGGCTGCATGAGGGACGAACTGCACGGGGGTTTGAGAGTAAAGCCTTGAGATGTTGTTAAGGGCTTCTTGTTGGTCTGCATTGGACAACTTTGCAAAGGACTTTGACGCTGCCTGCTTGCCAGTCTTCCGAGGATAGATAGCCCAGAATTGGTCAAAGATTGCACAAGTGTTCTTTATCTCTTCTTTGTTTGTTATCTCTTCTTCTCTTATCTTATCTAATCTTATCTTATCTGCTTCCGTTTGCTTAGCACTTGCTTGGTTTTGCTTAGCACTTGCTTCGGTTTGCTTAGCACTTGCTTGGGTCTTTACTTCGCCCCCTTTACGACCTGCTTCCCTCCTTCTTTCGCTTAGCCTGTTAAGGTCCTCCATCTGCAAATCAAGGAACTCGATGCGGATTTCATCGCCTTCGGTCTTGATGATTTCGGACTCAATCAGTTTTTGAAGGAGGTCTTTCCCTATCTCAAGGCTTGCCTGATGGGCCGTAAACTGCCCATGCTTGACCCAGTAAAGTTGACAAATATGGATGAAGGCCCCTTGGACTTCAAAGGATTTGCGACTGATTCGGCCTGCGAGCCAATCGCTGGGGGAGTGCTTGTACCAACTGTTTTCCATGGTAAAAAAAAACCCCGACTGGTCGCAGCAGCCGGGGCAGGGGTTAGTTGAAGAACCCTTTTATCTGACATCTACTTGGCTGCGACTTCAAGCGGATGCGTTTAATTGTAAATGTATCTAAGGCACAAATTTACACTAAAAAGGCATATCACCGTCTTGGGGTGCAAAATTTCCACCGCTGGTCTGCTGCTGAATCGGCTCTACTTTACCGCTGATGAACCGCTTGCCGTTGGATTCCTTGACCCACCCGGAGAGGCGCATCTTGGTTCCATCGGGGAGAACCACATCGCCCCGGTAATCGGGACGCTTCGGGTTGTCGCCCTTGTCGTTGGCGAAGAGAGTGAAGGTGTTGGGTTGGGGGGTGTAACTCATGGTTGGGGGTTGTAAATGGTTGGGGTTGGGGTTTCGAGTTTGTGATAGTAAGACTTGGTTACTCCGACATAGCCGGAATTTAGAAGGTCGTGCAGCACCCGGTAGGTGTAGCGTTCTTTGTTGCCGAGCAGTTCAGCGATCTGCTTGGCTCGGTAGGGGCGGTCGCATAGCAACCTATAAACCCTTACGGCATCGGAGGCTCTTCTCATTTGAAACTAACGGCTATGGACGTTTTCGTGGCCTTGGCGGTGCAGACTGGAACCTGCTCGCCCGTTGATTCGTCAAAGATAGCGGTCTTGCCTGCTTGCCGAAAGGCAATCTTCAGCAGTTCCTCCCTCGCTTTCATTTGTGCTTTGAGGTCGGCATAAACTTCGTCTTCCTCGTAATTTGGGGTCAGGCTCCCCTCCTTGAGGGTAATCTCTGCTCCGAAGGCGGAGAAGGTCTTGCCGTGCTTGGAGGCTTCGTCGGCTACGGTCTGCTCGGTGGCCTTGATGGTGGCTTCCAAAGCCTTGACGATGGCTTTCAGTTTGATGTGGGCCTCAACTGGATTGACCTCTCCTTCATTGATTCGGTCGGTCAGTTGCTGGGCGATTTGGGCGATTTCTGCCTTGCAGATATCAGCCTTTGGTATTGTGATGAGAGTTGGGTGAATCATGGCTTGGATTTGAAAGCGTCAAAGATTTGGTTGCAGTACTG